GGCTATCCTAGTGGAGTACGCGTATCTTATCGTGCTGGTTATGAAAATAATGCAGTACCTCTTGATATTCAGATGGCTACACTAGACTTTATCAAGCTATTATACAAACAAGACCAAGATAAAAAAGGTTTTACCTTTGAAGGCGAAAGCGGCGATAAATATCCGCTAGCTGGAAGCTTTCCTCCACATATTAGACGCATACTAGATATGTATAGGATCATTATGTAATGGCTAAGCATAGCACTATGGTTAAAATAAGTTTTTTTGGTAAAAAATTAAGCGTAGATAGAGTTAACATACGTTCTAAAGCACTTGCTGCAGATTTAGTGCAAAAAAGAAATACTATTGCAAGATACTTATCAGACTTTATATCAGAAGAAATAGGTTTAGGTAGTAAACTAAGTGCTGGGCAGGCAAAACTGTTTGATACTGAAAAAGCTGCTGCAGATGCAGTAATTAATATAGACGACTTTGTTAAGCTAACTAGTGCAATACCCGCAGCTTCTGAGCTAAGAACTGCAGTAGGCACAGCTTTTTTTGAAACCAAGGTTTCTGGTTTAGGTAGGTCTTCTGATATTCAGTTCACTTCTACTACTATAGCTAGAAAAGATGAGCAGTTCGGTGTTGTGCAAGGTAAACTAGCTAGTACAAATAAAAAAGAAATAACGGGTGCTGCCGCAATAGATTTATTATTTACTGAGCCTTTTAACAGTATTAGAGATAACTTACTTAGAAATACCATACAAAAGATGGAAAACTTACTTATAATAAGTATAGCTGAAAAAGAAAGAACTCCTGTAATTTCTTATAAGTTTATACCGTCACCACTACCTGCAAATTCCTTAACAAATAAATCTATTTTTAGTGCTAACTACGATGTACGTATTAGGCCTAGATTAGATAAGGGAGAAGTGGTAGCATATAGAGTTCTTATATCTACTAACGATAAGTTAAAAAAAGATATAGACTCCCGTGCAGTAGACATAACAAAACAAGTACGGAGTTTACACTCAAAAGGTATTAGCCTTAAGCTATTTAATTATCTTAAGAAAAGAATTAGAGATATATCCGGTAGTAGTGCAAGAGATATAAATGAATATCTAGCACTAGCCTACGCTATGGCTAATGACTTTAAAGTAGGTGGTAATACTCCTTTTGTACTAGAAACTAGAATACAAGTTCCTGGCGCTTCTATGTCTGGTGCTACTCTTAATATAACTGGTAAGGCAAAAAATTCTAGAACTGTAAATAAATCTAAACCACAAAAGTTTATATCTTCTGTTCAGTGGACCGCACTAGTGCAAAACCAACTTAAACAAACTATGAGAAAGGGTGGAGTAGCTAGACAGCCTGATCTAATCGAAAGATCTGGAAGATTTAGAGGTAGTGTACAAGTAGTTCCAAATTATAGAGCTAACTTATTAAAGTTTTATTACTTACCTCTTTATAGCCACTTACAGGCTTATGGCTATAACCCAGAACAGCAGATAGTTCGCAGTATACGGGAAGTAGCCCAAAAAGTTTATGGAAGACAATTTAATGTACAAAGGATGTAATCTATGCCTGTAAATAGAAGAACTGAAATAGTTCAGTTTATTGTAACTAGATTAAAAGAAATAGACGGTGGAGTATCGCCCTATGATAACTCCTATACCTTTGCAACTAACGTATTTGATAATGTATTTCGTAAAATTAGATTCTTAGACGAAGTTAATGACTTTCCATCGCTCTACGTTTCTGCTGGAACCGAAATTCGAGATTTTCAATCTCAAAATTTGACGGTAGCTACATTAGACGTTATTATAAGAGCATACGTATATGGAGAAGATAATTCACAAATACTATCTGATAATCTAGTTCAAGATATTGAACATATCATATACGCACTTGGCGATAATCCTGATAAGGGTATATTAGATATAACAATAGATAATATTATTACGGATGAGGGATTAGCTTTACCTTATGGTTTAGCAGAAATTGAATTATCAATAGTCTATAGACTAGAAAACTAAGGAGAAATAAATATGGCATCTCTTAATTTACAAAGAAATTCCGAGGTATTCTTCTCTTCCGTTGACTTAAACGGAGGGGCAGCAGTTACCGCTATGACGCCACAAAACACATGGAAGCTTGAAGTGCTTGCTGGTTTTGCTGTGTCCTCATCTGCAGCTACTCAAGATATTACCAATCTAGAATCTGGTACTACTCCTGATCGCTCACAACAAAGATTCAATACAGCAATCAACCCTGTTGAATGGAATCTACAAGTATACCTAAGACCTACTGGTGTTGTTACTGGCGCAACCGCTCTTGGTACTGGTGCTGGAACAAATGCCTCAGGTAATGCTAAACCTGTAGCTGACTGGTTTATGTGGCAGTCTATGGTATCAAATACTAAACCAACTTCTGGTACAGCTGATCAATCAGTATGGTCTACAGGTGGTAAACTTGTTACAACTAACGTAGCAGCCGGAACAGGATCTCACTCTTCTCGTACAAACTTCTCAACAGCTAGTGAAAACCACCTTTATTTTAAACTTGATAACGTTATTTATCAGGTTCAAGCTGCTAATGTTAATGGTGCTACTGTTGACGCTGGTATTGAAGAAATTGCTACCACAACTTGGAGTGGTATGGGTACTATACTAACTGAACTTACTGGTACACCACGTGATAATGCTGTTGCAGTATTTGGTGGAATACTTAATAGTGGTTCTTCTGTTAATGCTAACTCTAACGCAACTGCTTTAAGTGTTACTGCTGCGTATCATCCGTTTAATACTATGAACGTAGCCGGAACTGTAGCAACTAATTCGTTTATTAAAAATCGTCTTAGCTCTATAGAATTTCACCACAAGCCTACTGCTGCTGGTACTGACGTTAAATATGTGTTTCCAGTTACAGCTCTTAGCTTTGACTATAACAACAATATGACTTATCTAACTCCAGAAGAACTAGGTACACTTAATACTCCTATCGGCCAATTTACTGGTACTCGCGCCGTAACAGGCTCAGCTACTATGTATCTTCGCGCTGGAGACACTGAGTCAGCACAGTTCCTACGTAATATAGCTGCTGACTCTAGAACCGCTTCTTCAGCTACTTCTAATGCTAATCTTATCATTGGTGGAGCTACTGCGCCTTATGTAGCCTTCCAACTAGATGCTTGTCAGTTTGAATTCCCAGTACTAGCAATTGAAGATGTTATTTCTTTAAGTGTTAACTTTGTTGCTCAAGAGCCTGCAGCTACTAAAGGTGATGGTGGTGAAGTTAAAATATTCGCTGCTAAGTCTTAATAACTAAACTAAAGTGTTTCTGAGGGGGAACATTGTCTATTAACCAGAGAGTGTCTATCCGCTTGCAAATCAAGGTTCCCCCTCACCTTAGAACGCAGATATGCAGATAGACACTCACATTTAAATGAGGGAAAATCATGAGTAAAATTAAAAATATGATCGCTAAAGAATCGTCAACCTGGGTTCCTTTCCCAGAAATTGAAGATTTTGAGGTGAATCTACGCTTTTTGACTAGAGAAGATCTACAAAAGGTTAGAACATCTAGTCTAACATTCAAGTTCAATAAAAGAACTCGTCAACGTGAAGAAGAAGTAGATAGCGCTAAGTTTCTTGAGGCATACGCTGAGAAAGCTATTGCAGGCTGGAGGGGCTTAAAAGTAAAGCACCTACCACTATTGTTACCTGTTGACATTTCTTCTATGGACCCCAATGAAAATATTGATTATAGTGATGAAGAAGCATTAGAATTATTAAAAAATTCTACAATCTTTGACCAGTTTGTTACAGATACTATGAACGACTTTGAACAGTTCTCTAAAACAAAAACAGAGACAGACTCAAAAAACTAATAGACTACCTCCGTAGTACTTTTAACGGAGGTGGAGTAGACATAGATCAATATCTACTAATGTGTGAGCAGATGGGTTGGGAACCTGATGAAGATCAGATGCCTATAGACCCATCTATTCTATCTTTAGAAGCCCAGCAAGCTTTAATCCTACTAAATTCACTACCAGATAAATGGGAAGGTATGAGTGGTTCTTGGATGGGCAAAGACTATAGCGGTTTATCAGCTATACTAGATATTTATGAGATTGAAGATAGGCGCTCTGTGTTTGAGCTACTTCAACAGTGTGAGCGGGAGCTTGGTAAATACTACGCACAAAAGCAAAAAGAACAAGAGTCTTTAGCTAAAGCAAAGAAAGGTAGATAAATGGCAGGTACCCTAACTAGCATTATTAGAACGCTATTCGTAAGCGAAGGAGCACCTGATGTTATTAGATCTACTGATGCTTTAGGCAGAGCTCAAACTCGCTTAGGTAATGCAAGTGCTGGCAATGCACGCCAGTTCGCCGCCCAATCCGCTGGAATGGGCGGCTTAGTTGCGACTTACGCAGGGGCTGCGGCTACTATATTTACTCTTCAAGCTGCTTTTACAGCACTAAGCACAGCTGCTGGTGCAGAAAATATCATAAAAGGTACTAATGCTCTAGCTGCTAACATTGGTCAAAGCGGTCCTCAGATTTTAGCAAGCATCCAATCTATTACTCAAGGTCAATTAACCCTTGCACAAGCTGCTGAGAATACTAACATAGCATTAAGTGCTGGTTTTAATACTGATCAAATTGAAAAGCTAAACCGTGTAGCTATGGGAGCTTCGCAAGCTCTAGGTAGAGATTTAACAGATTCTGTTACTCGTTTAACTAAAGGTACAGCTAAACTAGAACCAGAACTATTAGACGAACTTGGTATTTTTACTCGTATAGATCCTGCCGTACAAGCATACGCTAAATCTATGAATATTTCCGCAAACTCTCTTACCAACTTTGAAAAACGTCAAGCATTTGCCAATGCTGTTATTGAAGAAGGTTTAAGAAAGTTTAGCGCAATTGATGTATCTGCTCCATCAACCCAAAAGTCTTTAAATCAGCTTAGTGTAGAAGTGCAACAACTTGCTACAGAGTTTTTACAGCTAGTAACTGGCGTATTATCTCCCCTTATAAGCTTTTTTAAAGGGGATATAGGTAACTCACTATTATTATTTGGTGGTATACTAGGTTTAGTATTTGGTAAAGGTATAGGTCTTATAAAAGGTTGGGCAAATACTAGCTTAAATAATTTAAGCTCTTTTGCAGGAGAACTATCTAGAATAGCCGAGCAGGTTAAGAATAACTTTACTGGCATGTCTGCTTCTGTTACTGCTTTTAACGCTACAATGGCTTCTCAGGGTGGTTTAGCCGGTAAAGCTAGTAGTTTACTAGCCTTAAATCCTGCACTTGCAGCTATAGATCCTAATAGCGCTACTGGAAAGTCTAAGGCTGAGACTTTAGCTGGTACTGGCGGTGCTACTCAGCTAGTAGGAGCAGGAGCTAAGACAGCACGCACAGAGTATATAGCAGCTAGAGATAGATTTAGCGGTATAGCGGCTGGAAGAATACCTGACTTAGCTCAAAGAACTAAAGACTTAGCTACTTTTAACGCCGCGCTGACTAGGTTAACAGCTTCTGGTAGAACTAATACTCTTATATTTGAGCGTACTTCGCAAATGGTAACCACTCTTACAGCTTCAATTAACGGAGCTAGCACTTCTGCTAGAACATTTGCTGGCGCTGCAGCAATTGCAGCTGGAGCAGCTAAAGTAGCATCTTTCGCATTTACTGCATTAAACATATCTCTAGGACTTGTAATGACTGTTGTTACTGTAGCTCAGTTAGCTGGTAGTTTGTTAGGAGTAGACTACCTAGGTAAACTTAGGGATAAGATCAGGGGAGTTACTCAAGCTACTGAAAATCTTAAGGCGGGATTCATAGGTCTAACTACTGCTGCTGCCGGTGGTGGAGATGTTATAACTAGAGCTTTAACTGCGGCAGGAGCTAGTGATAAGGATTTAGAAAGAACTAATGCTAAGATAATAGAGTTAAGAGATTCTATAAACGAACTTGCTATAGCTTTTATAGGTATGGGAGCAGGATCCGGTACTATAGGTGCAGCAACCGAACCAGCGATGTTGACTATTCTACCCTCTAATTTAGAAGCCGCTAGTAATGCTGGTGCAAAATTAGCTGCTGTTAACACCAAGATAACAGATACCCAGACAGCTCTAAGTATCGCCACCGGTTCACAAAGAGCTGAGTTAGAACAAACACTTATACTATTAAAATTTATTAAAAAAGGCTATGAAGAATATGGTAGCTCTCTTGATTTAATAGTAGGTACTATAAGTCGTTTAACTGGTATTGATAATACTTCTATAGCAGATATATTCAGTAATAATGACAGTGACCTTATAACTACTAAGTACGCTATGGTGTTTGATGAGTTAAGTAATTCTACAGTACGCGTAGCTAAAAGTTTAAAAGCTATGGGTATGGTACTTATACCTCTAACAGATGGTACTTATTCTTTTAGCGATATGACAGCAGATCAAATTCAGTATATTGGTACCTCTGCATCACTTGTAAATACCTTAACATCTGTAGAAGAAGGTTTTGCTAGCGGTAGTATAACAGTAGATGAGATGTCAGCTAAACTATTTGGTGCTAAATCAGCCTATGATGAGCTAGCTAAGTCAGCTGCTGATACAGATAATAATTTAAGAGTACAAAAACAACTAACAGAAGACGTAACTAGAGCACAGGCAGAGGGCCCTGCTGCCGTAGCAGCTGCAA